GGTTTAAATTTTTGTGATAAATAATATGCTAAACCTGATGCCATACATGGTACAAATCTGTACGGAACATCTGTTGCGTTAGTGTAATCACCAACATCTTGTATTCTTTTTACATAATAGTAATTAATAAAATTACCAGCTTCTGATGAACCTGGTGTTAGGTATAAAGTAATTGTAACTTTGTCTATAAATCTTTGTACGAAATATTGTGAGGGTGTCCCTGTAGAAGTTTTATTAGAAAGACCTTGATATGTAGATCTGTTTATTTTTGTAAGAGGTGAATCAACACTTGAAGAGTTTCTATAAACAGCT